GACCTTCGAAAGAGGGCACTATTCTCCGACATCTCCCGGGATGTCACCATCCCGGTGGTTGCGTGTTCGTACGCGAACATGCGCCGAAAAGGCAGCAGGAAAGTAGGTGCCGAGCTCCGACCGAGCTCTCCTGTCCCACGCGAGAACCTCTCGAATTCTCGTATGCGTGGACAAGACCCCCCCAAGACATCCGTCCTGGGGCTTGGGCCACCTCTGCTTTCCCGGCTTGATCTCATGTGCCCGAATCTTCTTGTACTTGCCGCCTCCGTAGATAAACTCTTGGTTTGCACACATAGAGACGTATGCAGACGCATCGGAGTTGGCAATGAAAGCATCACCTGGTTGATAATCTTCAACACGCAAAGAGTCCACATGCGCTCGATTGCGATCAACCAATGCTCTCAACTGCTGTCTATCCTCCTTGGAGGATGGAACAGCAGGTACTTGAAGACTTCGGATGTATCTCGTTGGGTCATGAGCACCACCGTGCTCAGCATTCTCGCAGAGGTAGAGCTCCTTCAAAGCAGCTCGGCACCAGGCGGGTACTCTGAGTCGTCCCTTGCAAGGATGACCCAGACCGCCAAGTGCTGCCGGGAGCTCCGCGGGCCTCCAGCGCTTCGATGCAACCAGTCGCTGCTTGCGGTAGATTGTTCTAGCGCAGCGTGCAAGCCTGTTGAACGAAGTCGAGTCCACAGAATGCTGAGACATGACCCCATTACCGTCCCTAACGAACTCCTTCAAGGATGCTGGTCGGAAGGATTGAATAGAATGGCCGTCTCTTGCGAGAAGGCCATAGGCCTCGCAAAACACGAAGCCTATCTTCGACCTGTAAGACTTTCCTTGATGGAGCTCGCTTCCTACGGCGTGTGCTCTAGCGCCATAGGAAGGCACGTTTCCGGGATGAGTCACGGCGGCAAGATCATCACCGCAGATAATCCTGTCTGGTCCAAGACCGTGACTCATCCAGTGGTTGAGGAGCGAAAGGATCGTGAACGAGCACGGAGTGCCCATAAGCGAACCTCGTACCTTCGGTACCTGCACCTTCCCCTCAACCACCTCGTAACGTGCTCGGCACCTAACTGCTTCTTCCTCAGTCATGTCACACAGACGGTACTCGACATAGTGTGGATCCTTGCCAACGCCCAGGGACTCCCTGAGCTCATGGTACAAGAAGGTGGGCAGTCCTGCCTTCTTCATACCATTACAAACAGCAATGATCGCATCATGTCCGAAGCCATCTGTGGCACAAGTAAGATCTGCACTAAGGTAGACCTTACTTGCGTGACTGCGGGCCGCAAGGCGGCCAAGGATCTCCTCTTCCGTATGCGGGGCATACGGTTGAACCTGAGGAACAGCCTTGACCACCGCGGGCCAGATGACCTGTCTTACAAGGTC